AAAAGCCTACCGATGACCAAGCATGAAAACATACATGCTGACAATTCCGAGAGAGAGAGCAGACCGCATAGGGACCGAGCCCATCATCAGGCTGATGAGGTACATCAGAGAGAACGACGTAAAGAAGTGGATAGTAGCCATGGAGACGGGCAGAAGAGGATACGAGCATTGGCAAGTACGCCTTCAGGCGCGCGAGGGATTCAGCGAGTGGAAAGACACGGAGGTTCCAGTGCTTGGACCCAACTGGACGATCGTGACGGAGAAGCAGAAAGTGGGAGTTGGATGGATACAGCGCAACATTCCACAGGCTCACGTGGAGGAATGCAGTGACAATTGGGAGTATGAAGCCAAGGAAGGCAGATATTGGGCATCATGGGACACGGTAGAGGTACACCGCATGAGATGGGGGCGCCCGAGATGGTACCAGCAGGCCCTCTTAAACAAGCTCAGAACGACGACCGACCGCGAGGTAATGGTTTGGTACGACCCGGAGGGAAACAATGGCAAGAGCTGGCTTGTAGGGCACCTATTCGAGACAGGCAGAGCGTACTATCTACCGCCGACGTTGACGAGCGTACAAAGCATGTTGCAGACCATGGCGAGCTTGGCGCATCAGGACCGTGAGAAGGGATATCCACCAAAACCGTATGTAATCATAGACATACCGAGAACGTGGAAGTGGTCCAAGGAACTATACTGCGCGATAGAGAGCATAAAGGACGGACTCATCATGGACCCGAGGTACAGCGCGAGACCTATCAACATCAGAGGGGTAAAGGTATTAGTTCTTACTAACGAAATGCCTAAACTGGACGCACTGAGTGAGGACAGGTGGATTATCGAGAATACACCAATGCACTGAACGGTGCTACCGCACGGCCACAACTTGCTCCGCAGGGCGCCTAACGGCGGGACACACCAGAGGGGTAGTCCCTTATCGTAACACTGAGGGACTACCCCCCTTTAGGGGGGTAGGAAGTAGTTTACCACTCGATGTGGAGTTTTCCAAGGAACCAGTCCTTAACTTTGATTACGAGGTCCAAGAGCTTCACCACATATACCTCCGAAGTCTAAACACGTTATAGTCGTCGTTGAGCATGCTCATCTTTTTCTCGTCCTTATACAAATCCTCAATGTTCGAGGATACGAAGTTCAGAGCGTATCCAGTAGTAGATGCTCCGACCACACGAGACGGGTACTTGATGTCAGACCAGCTTAGACCACGGTTCCGCATGTAGTCGTTGATGTAGGCCCAGTTGTCGCGCGATCTAACAAGGTCGCCGATGAAAGGCAGACTGGAACCGATGTAACCAGCCCAGTTACGCCAGTACTCGGATACCTCGGGGTCAGAGGTACCGTAAATGGCACGCATGGCCCCAAGAGTGTTATAACCGCGGTCCTCGAACACCATCAGCTACCCTCCATAATCTTAGTGATATCCGCACCAGCAGTATCCGCCATACCCAGAGCGGAAGCCATAGACTTGGACTGAACATCATAGTCAGACCCGTAGGCAACATTTCCGGCATTGGCGAGAGCCGACCAGCTGGAAAGGTCGTTATTAGAGCGTACACCGGTAAACTCAATGGTCCAGGTTACTTTGAGACGGTAGTAGAGCTGGTCCAGCTTGGCAGGAGGAAGCACGATAATGCCGACATAGGCAGGGGGGACATTACCAAGGGTTTCCTGGGCCTGTACAAATGCACTGAAGACATTACGGTCCTTAGCAGCCAGAGAGCTGAAAAACGCAGTGTCAATAGCAGGCATCCTAGCAGCAGGTCCCCTCATGGTACGAGGGAGAACAAAGGAGCTAGAATCAGCAGCAGAGGTAGGGGGTCCACCCTGTGGGCCAAGCGAAAGGGCAGGAACACTGATACGAAGGTCCGCAGAATCGGACTCGTTCTGGGGTCCGGCACCATAGTTGGAAAGGACCTGGAAGACGAGAGGGATAAGACCACGCATGGTAAGCCCAGACTGCGGCATAGCCTTACGCCATCCATCACTGTCGGCGAGGAGGGAGTAGTACATCTGGAACTGGTCGATATCCACACCATCCTGGGCGGCAGACTTGAAGACAGGGTTGTTGACATCAACGACACTGCCCTTATTGAAAGCACCGACCATATCCTCGGTTTCTCCGACAAGCTGCAGCCATCCAAGGAAGTTGTTCATGGACTGATTACTGACAGCCTTATACAGGATAGGATTAAACATATCCTGGGGAGCGATGCTACCAGATTCTACACCAATCTGCAGAGGGTCGGCAGGGAGCATCGAAGCACACGCCATTGCGACGTCGCACTTCACGAAGCGGAACTTCTTATACTGCTGGACAAACCCAGACCAGAGCCGAGGTATAAGGTCCCCAGTAGGAGTATGAATTCCAACGAGACCCATCTTGCCGACCTTAGTGGAGAGGTCGTAGGTCTCAGAAACACGAACGGTTACCATGGGATTACCTCCTGTATCTCCTGTACCTGTAGGACGGCCTTCTTCCAGAGCGAGTTTTATACCTGTAGGCATAGCGCCTTCTAGACCTATAATAAGCCATTTTGCATACTCCTGCACAATATTGTGCACTGATGTATAATACGGGTTAATAT